CAATCACACCGTAACAGGACTTATGGCTGGAACCACATACTACTATCGTGCTAGGGCCTTCAATGCCAACGGCACTAGTGGCAATTCCAATGTAATTGAAGCTCTGACCGTTCCGTCCAACCCTGTAGCTATAGATGCCACCAACATCACTCAATCAGCCTTCCAGGCTAACTGGAATGCAGCCACCAGTGCTACGAGCTACAAGCTGGATGTATCAATTAGCAACAGCTTTGGTACGTTTGTGACCGGTTATAATAACCTGACTGTGAATGGCATGAATCAAAGCGTTACAGGACTGACTGCCGGAACCCAGTATTACTATAGGGTTAGGGCTGTTAATGCTTCGGGAGAAAGTGGCAACTCAAACATTGTTGAAGTTACAATGCCGGTATCCAACGATGATCCAAACAATGTACCTGTAGTCACAGAATTGACAGGTAATTACCCTAATCCTTTTAACCCAACAACCTCAATCAATTTCAGCCTTAACCACCCACAGAAAGTGATTATTGAAGTGTATGATATAGCGGGCCGTAAAGTAATCAACTTAGTAAACGAAACTCGGAACAAGGGTGCTTACACCGTAGTTTGGAACGGTAACAATAACAGTGGCAATCAAGTTGCTAGTGGCGTTTATATCATCTCCATGAAAGCAGATAACTATTATGTTACTCGCAAGATAACACTGATGAAATAGCATAGGAATCATAACATAAAAGAAGTGCCTGGGATAAAATTCTGGGCACTTTTCTTTCATTCAGTTAAGGTAGTTGTCGTCCTACATTTCCAATGAAACTGTGGAAACGGAGTATGCACCCCTGAGACACCAATAGGTTCATCATCATTGTTATATACTCTCTGATCATTACTGACCCAAGGTGCGATGGCTTTGATATATTCCCGGGCATCGTCCAGACTGTTTGATTTGGTTTCCATCGCCATGAGATTATCCATCACTTCAGTGGCATCGTTTAGCGGATAGACCTTTTCTTGGGCTGCCAATGCCCGGCAGATATCGCTGGTGGGGTCGTCCTTGATAATGACATTCTCGCTATAACTGCCAGTGGCAATACCAACGTGATTGTAGTAATTGCAGACATGAATATAACCCTGAGCGCAGCCCCAGATTGGAAAGGCACAATTCACCTTCACAATAAATGACAATATGGGCAGAGCAGCGGTCTGCCCCGAGACAAATTGCGGATATATTAAAAAGGGCGAACCCACAGGTTCGCCCCTACAGAGATGGTTCAAAACAATGACAGCCAATGAAAGTGTCGTCAACCCGCTCAGGATAGCCCTCTTTCACATGGTAAAAGCTGAACTATTGAACAGTCAATAACGCGTTAACTCATCATATATCATAAATGTCCACGATAGCAAGAAGCTCTGGCGCATGGCTATAGATCTCGTCAAGAGTAGTTATGGCGTGTTTTACTTCCTTTTTGCCATCTCCAAAAGTAACCAAGTACTTCTTGTTACCCTCAAGGAATAGTCTGCAGATAGGTTTCCGGTTGTTGTCATCTAGTAGAACTCCAAAATACGATTTTGTGTCGCGATGTGTAACACGGCTCACGGCAATCTTCTGAGAAAGAATAGCTCTTACAATATAAAAGGCTTCCATTTCCTCCAGAGTAGTATTGACACCATTATCAATTATGATGACCTTATCTTCTTCCGGTACTGCTATATCTGATTTGTCAGTTTCCTTGTTGATGGCAGTTTTTAGCCTTTCAGTGATCATGTCACTAATGACGGAGCTAATTGATTTCCGCACAAGTTCAGTGAATTGCTCCACTATCTTTGGCATTAATTTTCCAGAGTAAACCTGTGTAGTAAAGAGCCTGACGAGTTGTTCACTGGGATTGGACAGTTCTTCCCTGACGAGTGTTTTAATCTGATTTGTATATTGTAATTCGCTGGCAGTACTAATGATGTTGTCCAGGTCAAAATATGATTTATGGAATTTCTTTAGCTCATCCATCTGGTTTTCTCTGATGTCACATAGATTTATCTCAAAGAATGGTTTTTCATCCATTTTATTGGGTTCTTTCAGGTCAGTATAGAATCTGTAAATGATTCCATTGGTCAAGATGCCAAACCGTGCCTTAGAAACATGAAAATACCTTAGTAATTGACCTTCGTGTACATTTAGGATGTGTCCCCAGTGTTTACATTCGATAAGTATCATAGGACTATTATCTTTCAGAATTGCGTAATCTATCTTTTCACCTTTCTTTATCCCGATATCACAAATATATTCTGGAACCACTTCCAATGGGTTAAAAACATCGTAACCCAGAGCTATAATAAAAGGCATAATAAACGCATTCTTCGTAGCTTCCTCAGTGTGGATCTGGTCTTTTAGCTTCTCAATTCTATCGGTAAGCTGTTTGATTTGATCTTTAAAATCCATTTCTTTCCTCCATAACACAATAAAAGTAGTGCAAGTACATAGAAAATTGATTTGAATGAACTTGTCAAGGATTGTGTAGGATAATATTGAAAGAAGTAATTGTACCCCCAAATTTTCTTGACATTATGTCGTTACTATCTGAAATGAGATCATTAAGCACAGGGATGGACTACTATGGACTTTACATTTTCAATCCGGTTTGGCAAGCAACCTTGTCCGGAGTATCAATCGGTACTGGACTATGCCACGAAATTTAGGATGTTTCTTCCCGCCCAGGAAGGGTCATCTATCCATGTGATCGAAACCAATAATCGTGAGGTTTTGGACAAATATGAAGTTTTCACCAAGCTTATGGAAGCTATCCGGAACTGGAGTTCCACCACTATCATACATGATGGCATGGAGCTAAAGCCAGCCGATTTCCTCCTTCCCGAAAAAGCGGAGATTGCCACCTGCTATCATAGGTATCTGGAAGCTGAGTCCCAAGAAAACTTCTGTGACGACAAGAGTCCATCCTGCTGGGGTTGCCGCATGCTCCGGGGTATTATTTTACGCCACGAGAAATCCCCCTTTTCTCCAAATTCCAAATACTGGTATCAGTTCGGAGCTTTTGTCGATAATAAAACCTGGCGTATAGATCGTGAAGAACTGATCAAGGCTGTGGAAAAGATTGTGAAGAAAAAGAGTATCGCTTTTTGTCCGATCTTTGAATACTCATTTTTCCGTAGATACACTTCTGCCTTGCCACAGATGGTGCATCTACCTGATCCACGTAATTGGGATATAGTATACAGAACCGATACACTGGCCAATTCCAAACGCTGGGAGCCCCTGAACATCAAGCATGTGATACCATCAACCGAACCCGGTGGAGAAGTAGGATCGGAAATGGACGGCATTTCAAACGCGAAAGTAAAGGACGAAACAGCCTCCGATTTCAGTTACCTGAGAAAAGTTCCGGTCACCACTTTTGCAGATATTGGGGGAGTGGACGATATCATCCAGAACATCAGGATCATGATTGAACTGCCTTTAAAAAAGCCAAAACTCTTTGAACAACTGGGAGTAAAGCCCTTCCGCGGCATCCTGCTCTGGGGCGATCCCGGAAATGGAAAGACCCTGATCGCCAAAGCCATTGCCCACGAAGTGAATGCGCACTTCATCCCGGTATCCGGACCGGATATCCTCAATAAAGACTTTGGTCAGTCTGAGCAGAACTTGAGGGATATCTTTGAAGAAGCCAGGGAGTATCAACCCTCCGTGATCTTTATCGATGAGATCGATTCCATCGCCCAGACCAGACACTCCGGAGAATCGTCCAAGTGGCATTCCACATTGGTAAATCAGCTTCTCGCCCTCATGGATGGGATCAGCGACTTTGGCAATGTGACCGTGCTTGCCTCCACAAACAGACCCGATCTGCTCGATGCTGCCATCCTGAGACCCGGACGCTTTGATTATAAACTCGAGATTAAAAAACCGACCCTGCCCGGTTGCAAAACAATTTTGGAAATTGCCACGCGGGGATTACCTCTTGCGGAAGACGTAGACCTCTTTGCCTATGCCGAAAGTGTGGTAGGATACTCTGCTGCCGAAGTCACCTTTTTGGTGAAAGAAGCCGCCATGGTGCGCCTGCGCAAAGCCGTGGAAGCAAACGATGTATCATTGGACGACGATGAGGAACAGGACTACTCCTTCCTCCGGATCGACATGTCCGATTTCCGTGCTGCCTTGCATATGCTGAAATGGCACCGACGCTATGTGAATCTCACATATTCCATGAAGGAAAAAAAGCCGGTATAGTTTATAGACAAAGCGGGAACGTAAACTCACTTTTATCCCTTACCGAACTTGCTATAAAATATCACAAGCGGTGGTAGAAATGTGTCGCCCTTGAAGGGCTCTCTCGGGGAGAGTAACCGGAACGAGGGTCTACGCATTGCTGCGCAATGCTCCGAACCCGTCGCTATCGGATGTCGCCCACGTGGGGCTTCTCTTGGGGACTATACCACTTGGAGAAGTTCCTGTAAACCCTCAGCCCAAACTTCAAATCGTCCTCACTTGGACAAATGGGGATAAAGCCTTATGTGGTGCGGATATATAATGGACTATGTTTGGACTTGGACATTGGGAATTTGGACGTTTATGGACGTGTTTTAATCACTTAAAGCTTCAAATAGCGCTGATTTTGGACTGGAGTTGGACATCAGCCACTTCCAGTCCAAACTACCGAATTAGAAAAGCCGCAACTGAAGTGACAAAACTCCGATTAGATTTATATCGAGACCCTGATCCGGGTCTAATATCTGCACCTTATAGTCTAAATTAAATGGTTGCAAAATAATGCGTCTATTGGCTGGATCGAGTTCCACTTTCTTAAGTGTCGTCCCGTCATCGGCTCTCACCGCACAGACCTTTTCACTGGCAAGATCCCAATCATACTCCTGTTTGATGACCACGATGTCTTCATGCATGATATTGGGCTCCATACTGCGTCCATTTACTCTAAATGCCAAGTAGTTATTGAAATTGCCAGGCAGCAGAGTGCGGGGTATCTCAATATTCTCGCCTAAATGCCGGAGGTCATCGATGTGCTCTCGCGGTCCGGCGGAAATTTCGCCGAGAATTTGCAGGTTGATTGTGCGAGTATAATCGATTGTAGGAGCTTGGATTAGCCCAGTGCGGCTATCGACCACTCTCATCTTCTCTTCCAGTCTCTCTTTCATCCAACCGTCAAAATCCTTCACAATTTGGGTCGTACCCTTACCGGTTAGGAGCCAATTTACGTTAATCTCGGCTTCCGACAATCTTAGTAAAAGTTCGGGATCTGGATACCTTTCACCGGACTTATAACGGGATAAGGATGCGGCTGAGATGCTAAATTTTTCGGCAAACTGATAGTTCTTTAACTTCATGTTCTTCATCAGCATAGCCAGTCTTTTTCCAACTTCTTGGGCTGCCATTATACCTCCATATTACAATTTGCTATTGACAATTTCCTTACGGATAGCAATATGAACTTGGAACAGCTAAACAGAGCTACATAGATGTGTCAATCCTTTTTTTCAAGAGGGGTATTTCTCAATGGCATTCGTGCCGGCAAGATTGAGCACCCTTGAAGAAAGTGCCGGAAAGTTCCGCCAAGTGGTGGAAAGGACTTCCCAAGATATTGGATGTATGGAAGTTAGCACCCCATCAAAACTAATATGAGAGGTGATCATGAACGCAAAACAGAGTCGAAAATCAGGCTGCGATGCCTGCAGTGCTCAGAATGTCCAAGTCCAAACCATTCCGATCGGACTTGGACAAAACAGCATCAAACGCTCATTGCGTATAGCTTCCGGGCACAATATCCATTCTTTTGCGGAATTTGTGTCCAAGTGCTATGAAAAATGTCCAAGTCCATGTCCAAGCCCGAGGGAATGTCCAAGTCCGAATGGGTTGAAATGTCCAAGTCCAAATTCTGAGCTTTGTCCAAGTCCAAAATTTATGAAGCGGATCAAAATGGAAGGTAATGAAATGGAGAACGACTTAACAATGGTCTGGCTGCCCTTGGCAAGAGTGGCAGAGATAACCGGTAAATCGGTAAAGACGATGCGCAGGCTGGTGAAGGAAGGCAGCATGGTAGCAGTTAACAGAACTGTAGCCAGTGGCAAGACCCATACCACCAAGACCTTCA